ATCAGAGACTATCTGAAATCCCTCTACAAAGTCCAGCCAGACCAGCGGATCTTTGAGGTGACCAAGAGCTACCTGCACCACGAGATGGACAGGGGAGCCAAGGAGGCCGGGGTGAAGCGGATACGAATCCACGACCTGCGGCACTCCCATGTATCACTGTTGATCGAGATGGGCTTCTCGGCTCTGGCAATTGCAGACCGGGTGGGGCATGAGAGCGTGGACATCACCTATAAGTACGCCCACCTTTTCCCCTCAAAGCAGCAGGAGATGGCGCAGAAGCTGGACATGGAGCGAAGGGAGGGATGAAAATGGAACGAGTGCTCGACCAGCAAGGCCGCTGGCGGAACAAGGTGGTAGCCTTCCGAATGTCCCCGGAAGAGGACGAGGTTCTGGAAGCCAAAGTAAAGCTCTCCGGGTTGACCAAACAGGAGTATATCATCCGCCGCCTGACTGACCGGGAGATCACCGTGGTAGGCAACCCAAGGGTCTACAAAGCCCTACGAGGCCAGATGGAGCTGATCTATCAGGAATTGCAGCGGCTGGCCGTGGATGAAGAAGTCCCGCCGGACTTGCTGGAGACCCTGCAAATGGTGGCTCTGACGTTGAACGGACTTAAGGAGGAATGCGAATGACGGACAATAGAAAAACGACCGTACCGGGTGCATCTGTTGGCGCAGATGCGGTACAGTCGTCTGATAAAATTACCACCAATATTATAACAAATTCGGGCAAGCAAATCAATCTGCAAGCCGCGAAAAAGTCAAACAATTTCGGGCTGAACACGGTATCAATGACCGAACTGTACGACACGGTGTATCCACCCCGGAGACCCATCGTGAACGACCTGCTGTACAGCGGCACCTACCTCTTTGTAGGTGCGCCCAAGGTGGGTAAGTCCTTCTTCATGGGGCAGCTTGCCTACCATGTGGCGATGGGGCTTCCGCTGTGGGAGTACGAGGTGCATCAGGGCACCGTCCTCTACCTGGCATTGGAGGACGATTACGCCCGGCTGCAGCGGCGGCTCTCCCGGATGTTCGGGGTAGAGGAAACCAACAATCTCTACTTCGCAACGCAAGCTAAGTCCGTGAGTGAGGGACTTGACCAGCAGTTGGAAGGATTCATCCGGGAGCACCCGGATGTACGGCTCATCATCATCGACACCCTGCAGAAGGTGCGGGAGATCGGCGGGGACCGATACAGCTACGCCAGCGACTACGAGATCGTGACCAAACTGAAAGCCTTCAGTGACAAGTATGGCATCTGTCTGCTGGTGGTTCACCACACACGGAAAATGGAAGCCGAGGACAGCTTTGATATGATCTCCGGCACCAACGGTCTGTTGGGTGCAGCGGATGGCGCGTTCATCATGCAGAAGAAGCGGCGCACGGACAATACCGCCCTGCTGGACATCGTGGGACGTGATCAGCCGGATCAGGAGCTGACGTTGGAGTTCAACCGGGAACGCTGCGTGTGGGAGTTCCAAGGAGCCGAAACGGAACTCTGGAAGCTGCCGCCCGACCCGCTTCTGGAAGCAGTGGCGAAGATGCTCACCCCGGAACAGCCGGAGTGGAGTGGTACGCCCACGGAGCTGCTGGAACATCTGCCGGGTGTAGGCATACAGGCAAACATCCTGACCCGTAAGCTGAACGTGAGTGCCGACAGGCTCTGCAACGACTATGGGATTCGGTACGAAAGCAGGCGCACCCATGAGGGCAGAGTGGTCAAATTGACGCTGGAAAATTCTGGGGCGTGACGATTCGTGACGGTTGTGACGGTATTTTTGCTACTATGTAAAATACCGTCACAATCGACACAACCGACACGGGATGGTGATAATGATGAAAAACGTGCAGATTTCACAGGAACTTTTCGTTGCATTGCTGCATTATCATTTGAGCGGCGAAAATGAGTACGAAGAAGTTATTGAACAGGGTTTGGAGCGAAAACTGGATGCGATGCTGCGGCATGAGCTGTATGCCCAGTACAAGACAGCACCCACCGAGGAACAGCGGGAGCAGGCTCGGCAGGAGTATCTGGACAGACGAGGCGTGCCAGAAAGCTTCCGCTGGTGAGTCCCTCTATTGGCAAAGTACAGGAGCGTGTCACGCTCCTGTGAATGCAATCACGCAGGAAGGTGGTGTTGGACCGGGCAGCGGCGAGATGCAGCGAAACCCCGTCCGCAGACGGAGGCCCCCGGCAGGGCGCAAAGGCATCTTTTGATGGACGAAACGTCTGTCAAAAGTGCTTTTGCGTTACTTTCGACGAAAGTAACAAAGCCTTTGCCGTGTCCGGCACCAGTTACTTCCACAGAGAAAGGACGTGCGATTGAAAAGAACCATTTCCGCAATGCGGGGTCCCGGCTCCCTCAACCATAACCGGAGAAGTTTCACCGCTGAAAACGTAGACCCGGAGCGCAGCAGCCTGAATGTTATGTACCGGGATGAACCGATTCAGAAAGTGTACCACGAACTGTTTGACGAGGCAGTGAACCGCTACAACGCCAAGCAGAAGCGCAAGGACCGCTGTATCAACGACTACTATGAACACCTGCGGACAGGCAAGCAGGAAAAGCTCTTCCATGAGTTGATCGTCCAGATCGGCAACAAAGATGATATGGGTGTCTTGACCGAGAACGGCGCACTGGCAAAGGAACTGCTGGACGAGTATATGCAGGGCTTCCAAGAACGTAACCCGACCTTGCGGGTGTTCGGAGCATTCCTCCACATGGATGAAGCTACGCCCCATCTGCACATCGACTTCGTGCCGTATGTGTCCGGCTGGAAAGGCAAAGGACTGGACACCAAGGTATCCTTGAAGCAGGCTCTGAAAGCTCTGGGCTTTGCGGGTGGCTCCAAACGGGAATCCGAGCTGAACCAGTGGATTAACGCCGAGAAGGAGCAGCTTGCTGCCGTGATGGAGAGGCATGGCATCGAGTGGGAACAGAAAGGCACCCACGAAGAGCACCTGTCTGTGCTGGACTTCAAAAAGCAGGAGCGTAGTAAAGAGGTAGCGGCTCTGGAAGCTGCCAAGCAGGAGTGCCAGACCGACCTGATCGAGATGCAGGAGCAGCTGGAAACGGTACAGACAGCTGTAGACGCTGCCGAGCAGCGGATGCAGAAAGTGGAGCTGACCTACCAGAAGCAGAGCCAGAAGCTGAACAAGCTGGCTCCCATCATGGAAGGTTTGGAAAACCTGTCAGCGCAGTACTCCCAGCGGCCAGAAGAATGGGTGCCAGAAGCAGCCACATTTGAGACCGCCAAGAGCTATCGGGAGAAGAAGGCCATGCCGCTGATCCAGAAGTTGGTGAAGGTACTCTTTGCCCTCCATCGGAAGTACTGGGAGGTCAAGGATGAGCGGGATAAGTATCTGCACTTCTATCAGGACGAGAAGAAAGCTACCCATCATCTAAGCCAGCGGCTGAAAGAGGTGGAGGCTGAAAACTCTCAGCTCTATGCGATGAAACGTGATTTCAGTCGAGTATGGAACTATTTCGGTGCCGAAAAGATGCAGCAGGTCATTGGGCTTATGAGGGGGCAGGAGCAGACCGCGGATAGAAGCCAGAAGAAGAACAGGCAGAACAGCGTAGAACTGTAAGCATAGCAGACCCCCGTCAGCGAATGTTGGCGGGGGTCTGTACATATAAGTGATAATTCGACAAAAAATGCAATAGCAATATTTATCGGCTTGCAATCACGGAAAAGCTGTGGTACGCTTTACTAGGATAGTATAAAGGGGAAGTATATCCTTTTTGGGAAAACACCATGGTGTACCAATAGTGGTACATTTGCTATGTTAAAATGAAAGAAAACAATGTGGAAATCCGCATTTGATGGAGGAAATAAAAATGGTAGACACCAAAAAAGAGCAGGAACGCGAAGAGCTACACCGTGCAATCTGGGCGATTGCGGATGATCTGCGCGGCGCAGTGGACGGATGGGATTTCAAGAGCTACGTTCTCGGTACGATGTTCTACCGTTATATTTCGGAGAACATTGCCAGCTATATCAATCAGGGCGAAATTGATGCAGGCAACCCGGACTTCCGCTATGAGGATATGCCTGATGCAGAGGCAGAGCAGGCACGGGAAGGGCTGGTACAGGAAAAAGGGTTCTTCATCCTGCCCAGTGAGTTGTTCTGCAATGTGCGTGCAAAAGCAGCCAACGATGAAAACCTCAACGAAACGTTGGAAACGGTGTTCCGGCACATTGAGGAATCCGCAAAGGGCAGCTCCTCCGAGGGGCAGTTTGCAGGGTTGTTCGATGATTACGATGTCAACAGCAATAAGCTGGGTGCGACTGTTGCCAAGCGCAATGAGAAGCTCGTGAAACTGCTGAACGGCGTGGCAGATATGAACCTTGGCGATGTGAAAGAGCATGACATTGATGCTTTTGGCGATGCCTACGAATACCTGATGACCATGTACGCCAGCAATGCGGGCAAGTCCGGCGGTGAGTTCTTTACGCCTGCCGATGTTTCGGAGCTGCTGACCCGGCTGGGTACGGTAGGCAAGAAGGAAATCAACAAGGTCTATGATCCGGCCTGCGGCTCTGGTTCGCTGCTGCTGAAGGCAGAAAAGGTGCTGGGACGGGATGCCGTGCGCAACGGCTTCTTTGGGCAGGAAATCAACATCACAACGTACAACCTGTGCCGCATCAATATGTTCCTGCACGACATCGAATTTGACAAATTCGACATTGCCTGTGAGGACACGCTGACCAATCCGCAACACTGGGATGATGAACCTTTTGAGCTGATCGTATCGAATCCGCCGTACTCCATCAAGTGGGCCGGTGACGAGAATCCGCTGCTCATCAATGACCCGCGTTTTGCTCCGGCTGGTGTGCTGGCTCCGAAGAGCAAGGCAGACTTGGCCTTTATTATGCACTCGCTGGCATGGCTGGCTTCCAACGGTACGGCGGCAATCGTCTGTTTTCCCGGCATCATGTACCGTGGCGGCGCAGAGCAGAAGATCCGCAAATATCTGGTGGACAACAACTTCATTGACTGCATCATCCAGTTGCCGAGCAACCTGTTCTTTGGTACCAGTATTGCCACCTGCATCATGGTGCTGAAAAAGGGTAAAACGGACAATAAGGTGCTGTTCATTGATGCTTCTTCCGAGTGCGTCAAGGTGACGAACAACAACAAACTCACCCCGGAGAACATTAACAAAATAGTGGACGCCTTTGCACAGCGGGCAGAAGAAGCACACTTCTCCCATCTGGCGGAGTATTCCGAGGTGCAGGAAAATGACTATAACCTGTCGGTTTCTACTTATGTGGAGGCTAAGGACACCCGTGAGAAGATCGACATTGTAAAGCTGAACGCTGAAATTGCGCAAATCGTAGCACGAGAAAACGAACTGCGGGCCGCCATTGACCAGATCGTGGCAGAAATCGAGGGCTGAGATGGAAAGCGAAAAGAAAGATTCTGCATTGGTACGTTCTTCTGCGGCGGAATACCTGACCTTTGTTGCCTCCACGGGCGAGGACAAGGACAGCATTGAGATGCGCTACGAGGATGAAAACATCTGGCTGACGCAAAAGATGATGGCGACCCTTTACGATGTGGGGCTTCCGACCATCAATGAGCATATCAAAAAGATTTATGCTGACCATGAGCAGGACGAGGCGGCAACTATTCGGAAATTCCGAATAGTTCAAAATGAGGGTGGCCGACAGGTTACTCGCAGCGTGAACCACTATAATCTGCAAGTGATTATTGCGGTCGGCTTCAAGGTGAACAACCAGCGGGCGGTGCGGTTCCGTGTCTGGGCGAACCAGATCGTGGAGCAGTACACCATCAAGGGATGGGCAATGGACGAGGAACGCCTGAAAAACGGCGGCACAGTCCTGACCAAGAAATACTTTGAAGAGCAGTTGGAGCGCATCCGGGAGATTCGTATTTCGGAGCGCAACTTCTACCAGAAACTCACTGACATTTACGCTACTTCGCTGGATTATGACCGCAACGCGCTGACCACAAAAGAGTTCTTTGCAAAGGTGCAGAATAAGATGCACTATGCCGTGCATCGCCATACGGCGGCAGAGCTGATCTATGAGCGTGCCGATGCCGAAAAGCCGCACATGGGGCTTCACACATGGAAGGATGCTCCCAACGGTAAAATTAAAAAGAGTGACGTTTCAGTGGCGAAAAATTACCTGACCGAAGATGAAATGAAGTCCATGGAGCTGATCGTTTCGGCATACCTCGACCTTGCCGAGAACCGTGCCCGCCGTCATATCCCCATGACCATGGAGGACTGGGCCAAGCGGATGGATATCTATTTGCAGGCAGATGATCTGGAAGTGCTGAAGGACGCAGGCAAAATCTCGGCGCAGCTTGCAAAGATGCACGCCGAAACGGAGTTTGAAAAGTACCGTGTGGTGCAAGATAGGCTGTATCAGAGCGATTTTGACAGGTATTTGGAAACAAATTCAATTGAATAGAATGGAAAGGAGATACTTATGGGGCAGGATACCAAAAGAGGAATAAAAGAACAAAACTGTTTGGATTTGGTGAAGCGGGGATTCTTTTGGCGTGATGATGTGCCCTGTGAGGAACCTTTTGGACACCGTACAATTCTAAATGTAACTGATGATGAATTTAATAATGGGCTTTGGCAGTGGCTTGTAAATCACGAATGCTATAAAAGCTGTTTTGGATTATTAGAAGATGATAGGTTTGAAATTGCGAGCATCCTGAGAACAGCTAAACCGAATGAACGCCTTAGTGAGTTCCCGGATTTTATATTTCAGAAAGGATTTATAGAACATTTTCAGGTTACGTCTTCTAAAACCACTCGAAAAGGAGCAGAGCACAAGAAAGACGAACAGGCCTTTAAAAGTGCAGTTCAAAAAGAGCAAGAAGAAGTAAGAAAGCAGTGGGAGCATGAAATGGAGTGCAATACACTGCGTTCAACAAGCTGGACATTTGAATATGGTGCGCATAGTTATGAGGATTTGAAGAAATCTTTTCAAGATAGTTGGGAGAAACATCTTCAAAGCCTTGAAAAATATAATGGAACTAAAGAAATAGGAATTTTCATGATCGAGTATGATGAAAGCGCACTAGGAATGATAGAATGCGTATATACAGACTGGATCAATGGTATGTCGCAAGGCGATATGCGTAAACAAGAAGATTTCAAAAATTATCGTCTTAGTAGAGATAAGAAAATTTTGAATTATATTTATCAATTCAAGGATAAAATCAGATATGTGATTTATGTGTACAGAGATGGGTTTGAAATCATCAGAACAGATAATATTCCATACTTGCTAAAACTGATGCCTTGGGATTATATGATTTATCCAATGATAGTACAAGAACGGCAGACGATGAGCTGTATTAGGTGGGAAATGAAAAATGAGTAAGCTGGATGAAATGATTCGGGAACTTTGCCCGGATGGAGTAGAGTATGTAAAGCTCAATAGTGTATGCGATATTTATGATGGCACCCACAGTACACCAAATTATACTGAGTCGGGTGTTAAATTTGCTAGTGTTGAAAATATAGGTAATCTATATGCAACGCGAAAGTATATTTCTGAGAAAGATTTTGAAAAATATAAAATCAAACCAAGAATTGGGGATGTGATGATGACTCGAATAGGGTCAGTTGGTGTTTGTACGGTTGTTGACAGAAATGAAGCACTCGCGTTTTATGTGTCGCTGGCACTGTTGAGACCACAATTAGACAAAGTTCAAAGTCGTTTTCTAAAATATGCAATCGAGAGTATACATGGACGTAAGGAATTAAGAAAAAGGACACTTATAAATGCAGTTCCTATAAAAATTAATAAGGACGATATTGGCAAGGTGACAATTCCGCTTCCACCAATTGAGATTCAGAGTGAGATTGTCCATACTTTGGATAATTACACGGAAAATGTTGTAAAATTACAAAACCAGCTTACAGCAGAGCTTACAGCTCGTCAAAAGCAGTACACATTTTATCGGAATAAGCTATTAACATTTAGCGGAAACGAAAAGGCTAAGATTGTGAAAATCTCTTTGGGCGATATCGGGCCGATTTGTATGTGTAAACGCATTTTGAAGAGCCAAACAAATACAGTTGAAGGTGTCCCTTTTTATAAAATTGGAACATTTGGCAAGAAAGCAGATGCATATATTTCGAAAGAAACATTTGACGAGTATCGGTCCAAGTATAGTTTTCCGAAGAAAGGTGATGTGTTGATTTCGGCGGCAGGAACGATCGGAAGAACTGTCGTTTATGATGGTAAGCCAGCGTATTTTCAAGATTCTAACATCGTTTGGATTGACAACAATGAAAGTGTTGTTTTGAATAGTTATCTTCGCTACTGCTATGAGCTGAAACCGTGGAAGGTATCCAGCGGAGGGACAATACAGAGGTTATACAATGATAATATTGCAAAAGCGATAATTACCGTTCCTTCTCTCGATGTCCAGAACCGCATTGTAAATGTGCTGGACAACTTTGAGAAGATTTGCTCCGACCTCAACATTGGTTTGCCCACTGAAATTGAAGCCCGGCAGAAGCAGTACGAGTATTACCGAGATAAGCTCTTGACATTTGTGGAAACCGGCAACACAATTTTGAGCAGAGCAGAGCAGAGCAGAGCAGAGCAGAGCAGAGCAGAGCAGAGCAGAGCAGAGCAGAGCAGAGCACTGATTAAGCTCTTGCAGTATGTGTTTGGCTATGCGGTTGTTTCTCTGCAAGATGTAGTAAAGAACAGCTGCTCTGGCGGAACACCGAAAAAAGGCGTATCAGAATATTACGAGGACGGGAATATTCCTTGGCTGAGGACGCAGGAAGTGGTATTCCGGGATATTTGCAAGACGGAGTGCTTCATTACGGAGAGTGCAGTAAAAAATTCTGCGGCAAAGTGGATTCCAGAGAACTGCGTAATAGTTGCAATTTCGGGCGCGACTGCTGGAAGATGTGCAATCAATAAAATTCCGCTGACAACAAACCAACATTGTTTGAATCTTGAAGTTGACCCGGAGATGGCGTTGTACAGATATGTGTATTACTGCATCTGTGCAAAGCAGGGAGAACTTCTTGCGAAAAAGGAAGGTGCGCGTGGAGATTTGAACTCGACTAGAATTTTGAGTTTGCAAATTGATCTTCCAGCCCTTGAAGAACAAAAACAGATTGTTTCTATCCTTGATCGCTTTGATGCAATCTGCAATGATTTGACCAGCGGCCTGCCCACGGAGATTGAGGCAAGGCAAAAGCAGTATGAGTACTATCGGGATAGGCTGTTGAGTTTTAAGGAGTTGAATTGATTGGAATATTCTGAAATGAGAGTGGATTTTCTTGGAGCAGCTAGGGTGATAGACAACTTTATTGATGGAACGATGGAGCCATACTCGTATGAAGATTATCTGCGAGATTTTATAAATCATTCAGACTACTTCTTGCAAAAGTCGAATGGAAAACCGTATAGTAAACCTGTTTCGGAGTCAAATGGAGAATGTGACTGTATTTCGGATATGTATTCATTTGATTTTAAGCTCTTTACATCTCAATCAAAGCTACAAGCGGCTAAAATCCTTTCACCATCAATCCAAGAAATCATGCCCGGTGTTATAAGCTTTGGGCTATCAGAAAAGCATGAAGGTGTTCCAGGGTATAAACCGATTACATACAGCATTCCGTATGCAGTGTTTCGGAGCCTGAACCGGAATGAAATGATAGAGATTCGAGAGAAGAAAGAAAAAGAAGATGTATTGGAAAAAGATGTATCTCAAATTATAAAGACGTTTGAGACAAAGAAAAATATAATGTTGTTCTTTCCATATAACTTCAATTTTGATTCAAATGACAATTTTGAACAGGGAAGAAAACTTGCATTTGATGGATTGAATGCGGACTTTAAGTATCTTTTCCAATATCGAATGGACAGATTGCCAGAGTATGACACTTATGTTTCGTTCATCTACGAAAAAGAGAATTTTGTAATAGGCAAATGGACAGGAGCTAAACTTGAGTTTGTTGAAATGATACCGGTTTATAAGAGCTCACTATATTGTGAATTGTGGCATATAGCGGAAGGATAAATGGTAGGAGGAACTTGAAATGTCCTTTTTCAATATCGTTGCGGCTACCAATGAAGATACGGTTGTTGCTGCCTATGAACCCTCCAAGGTGCGCTCTGACAGCTACCAGAGCGAGGCGGAACTGGAAAAAGAGTTTATCCGCCTGCTGTGCGAGCAGGGCTATACCTATCTGCCGCTACATACCGAGGATGAACTGATTGCCAACCTCCGCAGCCAACTGGAAGAGCTGAACCACTACCAGTTTTCCGATACGGAGTGGCGGCAGTTCTTTAGTGATGTGATTGCCAACCCCAACGAGCATATTCCCGAAAAGACCCGGAAGATTCAGGAAGATAATGTGCAGGTGCTGCACCGGGATGATGGCAGTTCCAAAAATATCACGCTGATCGACAAAAAGAACATCCACAACAACCGCCTGCAGGTCATCAACCAGTACGAGGTGAAGCAGGCGGACGGTGCGCGGCATGATAATCGCTACGATGTGACGATTCTGGTCAACGGCTTTCCACTGGTTCATGTGGAACTGAAGCGGCGCGGGGTGGCCATCCGGGAGGCGTTCAACCAGATCAACCGCTATCAGCGGGATTCGTTCTGGGCGGGCTGCGGCTTGTATGAGTATGTGCAGATTTTTGTGATTTCTAACGGCACAAATACCAAGTACTACTCCAACAGCACCCGCTACAATGCCATCAAGGACGCCAAACACGGCAAGACGAAAAAGGAAAAGACCAGCAATAGCTTTGAATTTACCTCCTACTGGTCCGATGCAAACAACCGCGTGCTAACGGATCTGATCGACTTTACCCGGACATTCTTTGCAAAGCACACGATCCTGAGCGTGCTGACCCGGTACTGCATCTTTACCTCAGAAAAGATGCTGATGGTGATGCGCCCATATCAGATCACAGCAACCGAGAGGATATTGAACCGCATCGAGATCGCCAACAACTACAAAAAGTATGGCACTATCGAGGGCGGCGGCTACATCTGGCACACCACTGGCTCCGGCAAGACGCTGACTTCCTTCAAAACGGCACGGCTGGCATCGCAGCTGCCCTACATCGACAAGGTGCTGTTTGTGGTAGACCGCAAGGATTTGGACTACCAAACTATGAAAGAGTATGACCGCTTCGAGAAGGGAGCGGCAAACTCCAACACCAGCACCACGATTCTGAAACGCCAGTTGGAAAACCCGGAAGCACATATCATCATTACCACCATCCAGAAGCTGGCGACCTTTATCAAGAAAAATCCGGGGCATGAAGTCTACCAGAAGCACGTTGTGATCATCTTTGACGAGTGCCACCGCAGCCAGTTCGGTGATATGCATAAAGCCATTGTCCACAATTTCAAAAAGTACCACCTGTTCGGCTTTACTGGAACGCCGATTTTTGCAGTCAACGCAGGAAGCTCCACTGATCCACGCTATTTCACCACGGCGCAGACGTTCGGCGACCAACTGCACACCTACACTATCGTGGATGCCATCAACGACAAGAATGTGCTTCCGTTCCGGGTGGACTACATCAAGACGATGGATGCAGAGCCTGACATGGACGATAAACAGGTTTGGGATATCGACCGGGAAAAGGCGTTCATGGCACCCAAGCGTATTTCTCTAGTGACAAAGTACATCCTCGACCACTTCGACCAGAAAACCTATCGGGGAGACAAATCGTATGAGTTTAATCTGCTGACGAACGTGGCAGAGGTGGCCTCTGCCCAGCGTGGTGCGGTGGAGGAAATCAAGCAAAAACAGCGCGTCAGCGGTTTTAATTCGATTTTCTGCGTGGCATCTGTGCCGATGGCAAAGCTGTATTATCAGGAGTTCAAAAAACAGATGGCGGCAGACCCAACCAAGCGGCTGCGCATTGCTACCATTTACAGCTATGGAGCCAACGAAGCGGAAACGGATGGCATTCTGGACGAGGAAAACCCGGAAGATACCTCCAACCTTGACCAGAGCAGCCGGGATTTCCTGGACGCAGCCATTCAGGATTACAACGAGATGTTCCACACGAACTACTCCACCGATGGCGAACGGTTCCAGAATTACTACAAGGATGTATCGCTCCGCATGAAAAATAAAGAGCTTGACCTGCTGATCGTGGTCAATATGTTCCTGACGGGCTTTGATGCCACGACCCTGAATACCCTTTGGGTGGACAAAAACCTGAAGATGCACGGTCTGATTCAGGCGTTCAGCCGGACAAACCGTATCCTGAACAGCATCAAGACTTTTGGCAATATCGTCTGTTTCCGCAATCTACAAAAGCGCGTGGATGCGGCAATTTCGCTGTTTGGAGATAAAAATGCGGGCGGCATCGTTCTGTTGCGCAAATATGCGGACTACTACCACGGTTATATGGACGAGCAGGGAAAATACCATCAGGGCTATACGGACATGATCGATGACCTGACGCAAAAATTCCCGCTGACAGAGCCGCAGATCGTCGGAGAGCAGAACCAGAAGGACTTTATCGTGCTGTTTGGTGCACTGCTGCGGATGCGGAACCTGCTGTCCTCCTTTGATGATTTCAAAGGCAACGAGATGATCTCTGAACGAGATTTACAGGACTATTTGGGCCGCTATCAGGATTTGCGGGATGAATGGCGCAACAAGAAGCACGATGAAACCAAAGAGGACATCACGGATGATGTGGTGTTCGAGGTGGAGCTGATTCGGCAGGTCGAAATTAACATTGACTACATTCTGATGCTGGTCAAAAAGTACCATGACACCCATTGCGATGACAAAGAGGTGCTCATCACGATTCGCAAGGCGATTGATGCCAGCCCGGAACTGCGCAGCAAAAAGCAGCTGATTGAAACGTTTATTGCAGGGGTCAACGATGTGGATGATGTGATGGCAGAGTGGAATACCTTTGTGTCAGAACAGCGGGAGAAAGAGCTTGTCCAAATCATTCAGGAGGAAAAGCTGAAAGAGCCAGAGACCCGCAAGTATTTGGCCAATGCGTTCCGTGATGGCGAAATCAAGACTGTTGGCACGGATATTGACAAGCTGATGCCACCTGTTTCCCGCTTTGGCGGCGGTGGCCGTGCGCAGAAAAAACAGGGTGTGATTGATAAGCTGAAGAGCTTCTTTGATAAGTTCTTTGGGATTGGTGGAAGTTCAATGGCAGAGGATGATAGCAAATAATATTTGATATTAGGAAAAATGTCTGCTATAATATTCACAGAGATCCCGCTGGTTGTATGATACTATTCTGATACTAAAAAATCAGCAAGCCACATCTACCACGGCAATCTCATGGAAAAGTGAACATCCAAAGATAGATGCAACTAAACAAATTTGTTTAGTTGCAATTTGGACTTACCGAGCTCGAATAATGGAATATTTGAAAAATAAACGTATCTACGATTGAAAAATGAGCAAAAATCGACTTCTGACATCATTTTGACATCATCCGTGGCAAAAAGCACCTGCTGGATGTGCCGGAAATGGTAGCACGGTTTATTATCGGAGAATAATTTGAAAGCCCCGGAAAGTAACGAGAAATCGAAACTTTCCGGGGCTTTTGCGACATCATGACATCAAAAAACGGGCTGTGACATCATTTGTTTTCGGCTTAGACGAGTGGCATCAAATCGGATTCATCCTTGGAGGAAGAGGAAGTACTGAGAGTTTCCAGCCTTGACACGAGTTCCTGCTGCTTATTGGGGTACAGATGGGCGTATGTCCGCATGACAACAGGAACAGTATCCCCGATCCGCTTGGCCACCAGAACAATAGAGTACCCAAGTTCGATACAGAGAGAAACGTGGCTGTGCCGAAGATCGTGGACACGAATGTCCGGCAGATAGGTTATCTGGGTGCAGCGGGTCAATTCTTTGTTAAGGGCTGTACAGGTCATGTAAAATACCCGGTCATCTGGGGTCAGGCCGTATAGTTTAGAACAGTAGGTACGAAATTCTTCTGCCAGCCAATGGGGGATAGGCACATTTCTGTTGCCGCCCTTTTTGCTATTCTTGGTGGGACCGAGAATGTCTTGACCCTTTTTCCGGTGATAAGTTTTATAGATTCGCAACTGGTCATCATCAGTCAGGTCTTTCGGCAGCAGCGCCAACATTTCACCTTCACGGCATCCTGTCCAGAATAGAATATCAAATGCCAGAAGATAGGCCTCATTGCGAAATTCTTTTCGTAAAATCTCGTACTGGTCTTTTGTGATGATAAGCATTTCACCGGCGATAGAGGACCCCATGTAGCCGGCTGCATCGCACGGATTGAATTGCAGACCGTAGAATGTCTGGGCATAGTTAAAGAGGGCAGTCAACTGTGCATGAATGGTATAGAGATACGTTTCCGCATAAGGCAGACCAGTGGCTTCGCCCATCTCCTTGACCCGCTGTTGCCAGTCTCGAATGTCCAGGGCTGTGATTTCGTTCATTTTCCGGTTTCCGAGAAGCGGAACAATTTTGGTGTCAAAAATATTTCGCTTAGTGTCCATTGTGGTGCCACGGACATGATGCTCCCGGTCGTTGAAGTATAACTCCACAAAGCTGGCAAGTGTCATATCACAGCTTTTGGCTTTCTGCAGATGAAATTCCCGCTCCCACTCCTGCGCTTCGCGGCGGGTTTTGAAGCCGCGCTTGCGCTTTTGCTTCTGCGCTCCGGTGAAATCAGTATATCGAAACTGGCAATACCAAGTTCCCGTTTTTTCGTCTTTATAGCAGGGCATCGAATATACCTCCTGAAGAGTTTATAAATCCCCGACCATTTTTATAATGGCCGGGGTCTTTTTTTATTGTGGAAGAATTGCCTTGAACTGGTCTACGTTGTCGGAATTGCTAAGCAGAAAATAAATATTTAGTCCGCTGTCAGAGCGGATGCGCAGCCTGCCGTATTCGCAGACAAGGCATTTCTTGTTGTTCTTATAGCGTCGGTCGGGGGAACCATCGGCATTGACCCGGAGCCAAGTTTCTTTGACCACCTTGCTATCCGCCGGTAGATGCTCCTGATCCGTGACACAGTTGACAGAATCGACATTGAAAGAGACCTCCGAAAGGTCGTATGCGCTGATTTTGCTATTGTGGAGATAGAACACCTTATCCGGGAAAATATAAATGGACTCTTTCTTATTCAGAGCGGCCGAAAAAACAGGCACATTTGTTCTGAGAAAATAGGGGAGTGCAGGCATTCCGAGAGCTTTTTCTTCGGATACGGTTTTCTCGGCACCGCCATTCTTTTTTGCGCTGCTGTTGGTGTGGGTTTCGGGTACATAGAAAACGGCATCACAGGCAAATAATTTACGCCAGGCGTTATACCATTCTTCGTAGGCATCAAACTGTTCATCGGTGAAGTCGTATTCCAAATTTACAGGAGCAATATAGTGGGCATAGAGAAATACGATGAATGATAAAATGGTCAGGAAAAGCCGCTGCGGTGTATGAAGAACGATGAAAGCGAGCAGGCCGATAGCCCCAACGATAAGTGAGGCTTTATTGAGAAAGCAAACCCGGTTGATTCGCTTCATAAGCGCCTTGAAATCGGAATCTTTATAGTCTGCGCGGTCGGTAGATTGAATAACTTCCGTATCTGTATATGGTTCTTCTTTTAGAGCACTTTTTCGTGCAGATTTATAAATGGATTCCTCGGTCGAATAACTCAATCCGGTTCCCGGGATGGAGGCAGTTTGCCGGATTTTTCCGTTCGCTGTTTTGGTGATTCGATACCCGGGAACACCCCATGAGTATCCAACACCGCTACCAGAAATATTGATGCGGAACCCACCACCAAGCCGAATGCTTTTTCTATACCTGAATCCCATATCACACCATAACCTTTCCTGTTATTTTATCACGAGCATTGGTATATGTTTCCAAAAGCTGGAAATGCAAAGTACAGATGTCATACTCTTTCAATGGCCTATCTGTAAGCCGGGAAGGAGTGATGGCACATGGCAGCATCGGATGAACACCCGAAGCACGGAGAAGTGCTGGATGAAGTTCTGCGGGACGAAATCAAGGATTTACCCCCTGAACAGATCCGGCAGGTGCTTGAGTACATCGGGCAGCTGAAGGAGCAGTAACGCATCCTTCAGCATGGGCAGGCTCCCTTATTGGGGGTCTGCCTTTTGTTCTGCATCCAGAAATTTCAGGAAGCGAACGTATTCTATAACCTTTCGCATTTCATCATCGGTCAGGCCTTGTACACTGTCCATAAGTTGTTGCTGCATAGCATTTTTGACGTTTGATGCAGGGGCGTCTACCTCGCCGCGCAGGTAGGCCACGGACACCCCGTAGAGGTCCGCAATGATAGAAAGGTCTGCATCCGTTGGAGTTGCCTTACCGTCCTTCCAACCAGCAATCAGGGAACGACTTTTCCCACATAGGCGCGCTATAAAAGCGCCTGATGTGCCATAGTGTTCGGTCAGATCGACGATACGTTGTACTGTAACCGTCATACGTTTTACCAGCTTTCTTCTAAGAATCTTGTGCACGGTGCTGAAATCTAACAAATGTTTGCTTTGCGGTCTTGTCCTCTAACAAGTGTTGGATTATTATATAATCACAATCAAACATTTGTTAGATTGCAAGAGCCAATGGAGGACAGGACAATGAGAACAGTAAAATACAGCGAATTGAGCCGGGCGATGCATGATTTCACAAAGCAGATTGACACGCTGGATGAGTGCATCGAAGTTGGCTTGGTTTCAGGCGAAAAGGTGCAGATTAGCATTTCGGCCAGTTGCCCGGAAGCAAACCCGGAGAGAGTAGCAGAGTTTGCAAAGCATCTGTCCGAAGTTGCAGTGGCGGCAAAGAACTTTAAATACGCCGGTTGTACAATTGTTCGATAAGGGGGATTCGATTATGACGTATGCAGACATCAACAAAATGTTCACCGCTGAAGTAAGCAAGTACTTGGCGCGTGGATATCACTTCAACACAGCAAGCATGAGTGGGAGCCAAGGTGAAACCGCCAAGGTTGATCTGACCAACGGTACGGAGATAATTCGAGTTCTGCTTCGAACCTTTTCCGAGGGCTGGGATAAGCAGGGAACGGAATTGTTTGTCGGCCGTGTGGCCGAGAAAGAGAACGTACGTCGGGATGTAGCTTACTGCGTCAACACGATTTGGAATAACCGCCTGGAGCCGGTCAGCAGCCAGCGCTTCTACGAAGTGAATGGATATGGAGATTCCAACAAGTTCTATGGCACAGAAGCGGATGCGGAAGCCGTTAGCAAGGTACGGATGCGCCGCTATGCACAATGCCCGAGCCGCCAGAATAAGGACATGACCAACGCCCAAACCATCAAGATTGCCGTTCCGTTCATTCGCCGGAAACTGGGCATCAAGAACGTGGACAAGAAGCGCATTGAGGTGTTCCGCACGCCGGATCACCGGTACATCATCAGCTATCGCGGCACTGGGTACCAGCTGAACAGAAAGGAGGACTGAACCACAATAGCATGACCGAAACCAACACCTTTGAAACACAGGAGGATTGACTATGTATTGCAACAAGTTTTTTAAGACCGAGGATGAAGCCAAAGCGTTCCAGAAGTCCCACGGCGGGGCTCTGTACAAGAACGTCAAGCGGAGCCACACCCGGGAATCGTACCGGGTGGAAGCCGCAATGGCTGTGCAGGGCGGCTGGATGCACGGCACTGATCTGGATGCACACCCGTACTGTGTGGCATGGAATGGCGAACCGCTGAAAGCAAGAAAGGAGAATTAAGCCATGAAAGCACTGAAAATTGAGCCGGGCAAAGCCCCGGAACGCATTGACGTTGCCAACGAACTTGCAAGCCTGCAGAGCCTCGTGGACGGCTATATTGAGGTGATTTACCCGGATGAACGCCGCCCGGTCGGCCTGATCTGCAATGAGGAGGGCAAGTGCTGCGGGCTCGAACTGAACAGAGCCTTATACCAAAACGGTAAGCCCTACGACATCATTGCCGGCACGTTCTTGGTAGTTGGACTTTCGGCAGAGGACTTCACGGATCTGCGGGAAGAAGATGCAGCCTATTTCGAGAAGCTGTTTCGCTCGCCGGAAAAGTTTCAGCGATTTGCCGGGAGGCTCGTTATCTCCAAGGTGGTTTCCGGCGGGGCATAAGCCCCGCTTTTTTCAAAATCGAAAAAACCCAGTCGGTTTTTCTGGGTTTTTTTAAAACCCAACGAAACCCAACAAAACCCAGAGAAACCCAAAAAAGCCAAGAATAAGATTAAGATTAAGAATAAGATTAGATGACTTCGTCATCATCAGCGCGGGTGCGCGCGTTATATGGCTGATGACGAGGACGAATCCAATTGATGAAGAACAGGATCATCGGTGCGGCCAAGCAGGTAATCAACGGAACAGTCCAGTTTGTCAGCCATGGCAACAAGAGCTTCTATTCGCGGAAAGCTGCCACCTGACTTCATGGTGGACAGCGTATTCTTGCTCAGGTTGCAGTCAACCAGTAGGTCTTTGACCAGAACGCCCCGCGTATGGGCGGCTTGCTTGATGCGGTCAGCAATTTGGGAAGAAGTGAACATAAAATGCACCCCCAATCTGTGCAAAAGATAGAATCCCATAATTTTGGGAATAATGCGTTGAAATCCCATAATTCTGGGATTATAATATATCTAACAAGTGATTCATTCACCTGTTAGATGGAAAGGAAACACAACATGGAGAGATTTGTAGCACCCATGGCTACATGGGAAATTGTGGGCGGCGACCTGCCGCCTGTCCGGGTTCGTGCCCGGACGTTCGATGAAGCACTTGCAAAGGCAAGGCTTCGCAATCCCGGCTATTGTGCCGGATGGGTCGTTGAGGAGGGCTGAACCATGGAAATCAAAAACGTGCACTGCGAGAAGCAAGCGCTGGAGCTTTTCAGGATGATGCCGGACAACAAGAAGTCATCTCTCCACAATGCGTTGAGCCGAAACCTTGAGTTTACCACTTCTTGGGGACTGGAACTTGGCGAACTCCGTGCTTATCAGAACGGTGTTTATATCACTCTCCAAGGTACGCGCTGCAGTTTTTCCGTGTATGCAGAGTTGGTGAACGGAAAGCCTGTTTTCAAGCGCAAGCCCCCTGAAAGCAAGCTCAGCCTGAAATTCAGAAGCGGCCTGCTGTTCGATGCTGGAGACTTCAACGAATTCTAAACAATATTGGAGGACAAGACCATGTTTGAGATCACAGACGCCGAGAAGCTGAGAGATGCTTACACCCTGTTGGCATTCATCCGGGACGACGTTCCAACCACCACCGCCGAACAGAAGTCTGGCATGGCCGCCTTTATGGTCAGCATCAAGAAGGAGATCCGGGCCTACAACAACCGCCCGGCACCTGACAGCCGCATTGTCGAGGAGCGCGGCATTGATGGCTACATTGAGCTGGTGCAGCTCCCGAACGAGCTAGACAAGGCCAGCAAGGCCGATGCAGCCGAGTGGTTCCGGGGAAACCGCTACTACGAGTTTTACCCGACGGCTTATGACTGCTCTGGGCAGCGCTTCACAAACTGGTACAAGCTGCACCGCCGCTGCGGGCACTGGTTCGCATATCATTCGGTCAGCTTTGACGTTTAATCAAAAAGGAGGACAAAATCATGCTGGACAAGAACGGAATCGAGATCAAGACCGGGGACGTCGTAAGAATCACCGGGGCGTACTTCAAGACCGACAACGCGCTCTACTTTGTGGAGCACAGCGACGGAGACCCCGACTGGTGCGGGAAAGACCATTGCCTGCTGAAGATCAAGCGCAACGGCGAGCTGAGCAAGGCCAAAAATGCGGTCTGTTTCTGGCCGATCATGGTAACGGTCAACGGCTACGAGAAGTACACCACCGCAAAGGTGTGGAACAACGAACACGCACAGATCGAGATCGTCGAGGGCATCGACAAGACCCACATCGCTGAGTATTTCCGGGACAGGGCGCAGCAGTGTGACAAGCGGATTGAGCTGTACACTTGGGATTTTGGCGCAGATAGCAACTCCGTCAAGGAGCAGGAGCAGTACAAGGGCTTTTATAATTCCGTCGTGGCAAGATTGGAGGTCTGAACAATGGATAACGTCTGTGATGAATACTTTCTCTTGTCCTATCTAAAGGAAAGCGAGCTGGAGGAAAAATACCGCGAAGAAGGGTACACGCACATGATCGTCAACGGCTATGAAGTCCGCTGGCCTCGCTTCGAGAACTTTATCTCCGCTTACCGGGCTGGCCATGTCGAATACTTCACTCCCGGCGGGCCGGAAGAAAACTGGAATCTGATTCCCACAGAGGACGTGAAATTTTAATCGCAAGAGTGGTAAACTCCCCCGCCTGATGATGACCTCCGGCACAGGTCGAAACGCCCGAAAGGGCGTCGCGGGAGCCAACCGCAAGAAAGGAAGATTCACATGAAGTATGAGATCTACCAGCTGAAAGAGGACACCATGGAGCAGGTAAAACTGCGGTTCATGGCATCCGATCAGGCCGCACAGCTGGGCGGCATCCACCGGGAGAACTACCGCCGGGTATACGGCGGTGAGATTCCGTCTGTCCCGGAAGTGGTCAGGATGCTTCTTCGCCTGTTCGCACTCTTCAACGGGTCGAATCGACCCGTTGATTTCTCTGGCCACAGCATGAGCGTGTCCGATATCGTGCGGCTCACCGAGGATGGTGCATCCAGCTGGTGGTACTGCGACCCCTACGGCTGGATGGAACTGAATGGGGAAGAATGGGGGCAGACCTGATGCGTCACTACACAAAAGCGGAGTGGCGCAAGATCCCAGAGTCCTACAAGGGACGTTGGGAAGCATCTCCGTACAACCTTGAACGAGTGAAGCGGGGCGAACTGCCAGCTGAGTACATCGGCAAACGGACAACCATCGTCAATGACGAGCATCGCGGGACGGTGCTTATCACCGAGGGCGCGCACTTCGTCATTGATGGCTGATTTCACCAAATCGAACAAACGTCCACAGAGAAGCGATTTGAGCCGCATATCCTGCCGGGCGGCAAATTTCCATGCGGGAGAATAGAAAACGCAAAATAGAGCCATCGGAGCGGCTCTGAGCATTATTTCCGCTGGCTCAGAATGAACTGCAGGAAATCCGTAACCTTTTGGCGTTCTTCATCTGTTAACTCCATACGCTGCACAGCGGGGTCAACGGTGCGCCCCATAAGGAAGTCCATGGAGCAGTCCAAGTAGTCAGCGATGCGCGCCAGACTGTCGGCGGCAATCATGCGGCCGGTTCGCAAGTTGGAAAGAACGCCTTTGCTCATTCCGAGTTCGGCGTACATATCCTTCAGCTGGATATTGCGTGCCTTTGCCTGAATTTTGATGTTTTCCGCAAGGGCGATAGAATCATACAAATTTTCGGTTGTCATTTTGTGTATCCTCACAAAATCCATCAATTGATGCTCGAACAGCTTGAAACGTTGCAATTGATGGATTATAATACACTTGTACAGAACAAATGTTAAGTGAAAGGGTACAGCGCTTACCATTCAGCGCGTTCCCCCCAGAACCTCTCAGCAAAGGGGTTCATTCGTACCACGCAATACGAACCATGAACGTTGACCTCCTAAAGACAAGCGCCGCTGCAAAGCATAGCGGACAACAGCCGCAAGTTGGATGCTGTGCAGTTATAGCGCCGCTCCCATGACAGCTTCGCTTAACGACAGGGGAACGCGTTGAATGGTGGGTACTGGCTCTTTCATTTTATCAGAAATCTAACAAGTGTTCAATACACTTGTTAGATAAATCTTTGTTAGGAAGGAGAAAAAGCATGAAAAAGACTACGATGCCGGATTGGTGCGTGGCTGTCAAGAAGGCCATGATCGACCATGACGATATGACCGTTACGGAACTGGCAAAGGAAACGGGCTTTTCTCGCTCGCATATCAGCCAAGTCGTCAATGGTGTGCTGGTGCCGTCCGAGAACGTCCAGGGCGCAATCGAAAAGTGCCTGAACATCAGCGGGGTGGCGTACCGGAGCTAACCTACATCTCAAGTATACCAGAAAGGACGGCGTGAAAAAATGGCGATTGAAAGCCAGAATATTTACAAAAATGCGCGGAAATCTGCTGGTTTTACGCAGGAAAAAGCATCGCAGCTTTTGAACGTGTCGGTTGACAGCCTGCGGGACTATGAGCAGAGCCAGCGTCCAGTGCCCAGCGATGTAGCGAGCGCCATGTGTGACGTGTATCAAGCCCCATATCTGGCCGTGCAGCATCTGCGGTTGACATCAGATCTCGGCAAACGGGTCGTGCCTGAGATCCAGTTGAAAGACCTGCCGGAAGCTGTGCTGGGCGTTCTGGCGGCGGTTCAGCGCTTCTGTGCAAAGCGGGAGGCAATGGTAGAAATCGCCGCAGATGGCCAGATCGCTGAGAGCGAGCAAGCCGAATGGGACGAAATCATGTGCTTGGCCAACGACCTGAATGTGGCAATGAACAATATGCGCTTTTCGAAAGGAGGACGGCAGTCGTGAGCAAAGAGTCATATTTCATCGGTTGTGCAGAGGTTGCGGAACTGGTTGGCTGTGGCAAGTCCCGGGCATATAAGTACATCCAGCAGATGAATCGGGAGCTGGAAGCAAGGGGAAACCTCACGTTTCCCGGCCGGGTGCCCCGGCGGTATGCGATGGAACGCTTTGGTCTTTTGGGGGAGGTGCAGGAGGATGAAAGCACAAACGCTCGTGCCGCTGGCAGCGGCGGCAGCGGCGCAGCTTCTGGTGGTCGGAAACATCGCCGCGGCGTTCGCTTTCCAGCAGAAGCCGCCGGTTGAAACGCTGGTTACGGTACCGGTGGTGGCCGAGATCGAGCAGGTTGAATGCGTTCGTCAGGACCCGGTTCCGTATGAGCCGGTTACATATCAGGTGCCGCTGGATGCGGAACTACAGTCCTACACGGAGAAAATGTGCGACCTCTACGATGTGCCCTTGGAACTGGCTTACCCTGATTCGTGAGCGGGTGGCTTCGATGTACGAACTGACCTATGTTTATAATCTGGATGAAATGCTAAAACTCTACGACCTGATTATGATGCAGCGGGACATTGAGTACGCCAAAAGCCAAGAGGACAGAAGGGGGAATACATAAGTGGCGGCGAAGGAAACTGTAATCGGAAAGTTCGTCAATCAAATTCTGTTCAAGGTCGATAAAAGCTCTGTTGATGACGCAAAAAGCGCTATCAGCGAAGTAAAAGGCTTTGCAGCTAAAGCACTTGGCGCAATCGGCATCGGCTTTTCCTTTACTAAGCTTGCTAGTCTTGCAGAGGAATTTGGCAGTATCAACGATACCATCCGCGGGGCAACCCGCGAGATGGGAGACCAAGCGGATATCCAGCAGAAGATTCTGAAAGGGGCTCAGGATTGCCGTGAAGAATACGGGGTCATGGCCGGAGATGTGACAAAGCTGGTGCAGCTGAACAGTAAGCTGTTCCCAGTTGATGATGCTGTGAAGTTTGTTTCGCTTGTCGAAAAGCTGGAAAAAGGCTCCGGCAGAGAAGCAAATCTTGACAACACCATGAGCGTACTGCAAAAGGCTATGTCTTCGGGCAAGCTGGACAAATCTAGCTTTTCCAACTTAAAAACAGCTGCCCCAGAGGTGGTGAAAGCCATTTCGTCTGCAATGGGAGTGTCCGAAAAGCAACTCCAAAATCTGGCAGAGAGCGGAAAACTTTCCGCAAAGCAACTGAAAGAAGCGTTCTTTGCGGCGGAAAGCGACATTCAAAAGAACTTTGATGAACTCGGTTTCGGCATCGGGGACGCTCTTACTTATGTCAGAAATCAGTGGGGGCTTTGGCTTGCAGGCGCAGATGACATGCTTGGCATCACAACCAGTATTGGCAAAACAATAAAAACCATAAGCGATTTCCTGATAGGAAAAGCACAACGGCTGACTTCGTGGCTGAAAAATATTGCCGAGAAACTTGGCGGCGTGGAACAGCTGCTGAAGCTGATCGTGATGGTCGCAACGGCTCTATTCCTTGCCACCAATGGAAGCAAGATTCTGTCTTTTTTGGCAGGCGCGGTGAAACTCCTGCAAGGATTTAATCTGCAAACTGCCCTTGCGGCCGCAAAATGGCTTTTGCTGTTCCTTGTGCTGGAAGATGTTTTCACCTTCCTGCAAGGCGGCGACAGCGTCTTTGGCCGGCTCCTGAGCGAAGCTGGTGTTGACGTTGATGCATTGCGAGAGAAAATCAGCGCATTCTTTGAGGGAGCAAAGCAATTTGGCCGAGATGCTCTTGATTCACTGGGTCAGTTCTGGGAGGAGCACAAAGGCACGATTCTAGTTGTCTTGCAAGCCCTGTGGCAAGGACTGGTTGACCTGACCGCAGACATCATCACGCTGGGCGGGCACCTGTTTGATCTTCTGGCTGGCTTGATTACAGGCTTTCAGACCGGTGATTGGACGCAATTCCTGACCGGCTGCAAGGAACTGTGGCAGGATTTTCTTGACATCCTGAATGGCCTGGGACGGGCTGCTTTTGGCGAAACCTGGGAACCGCTGAAAGAAAGCGCACAGGCAATCTGGGATTGGCTGAAGGGATTCTTTGACTGGTTCGGCGATAAAATCACCTGGGCCAAGAACCTGTGGAACGGCGTGAAGAATTTCTTTACCGGCGGAAACGACGATGGCTCCGATGATTCTGATGGAGGGGACGGTTCTGACAAGAACCCGTCTGGCTTTAGCGGTATGGGAGGCGGGAAGCCCTCTGGCGGCAGCGGCCGCACAAGCAGTGGAAATTCGCCGACAGGGGTGCAGACTTCTTCTAGGAGTACTGCTGCAAGCAGAAACGCCGCCAGCGCGTTTATTTCGGGAGGAAGGCCGGTGTCTACAACAACGGCATCACAGCGGCCGATTGCTCAAACCACGAACACCAAAAACATCACTGTAAAACAGGAAAACCGACAAAGCTACACGTTCCAAGTGTCTGATCGCAATGCCGCATCCAAACTGCAGTCTACCGTGAGTTCGCAGTCCTCGCAATCTACGAAAGATTTGGCGCGTGCGCTTAATTACGGGAGGTGATGCCTGATGGAAGCGACACAGCCCGCTCGACTTGGAGATTTTGAGTTTGACGCTATCATCAAACGCCCGGAAACATTGTCCAGCAAGATCCCGGGCTATGCAACGGAAGAAGGATATAGCGCCAGTGACCACATCTGTCTGGAAGCGGTGACGCTTGATGTCACAGCTGTGATTTCTAACGCGCCGATTACATGGGCGGACCGGCACCCGGCATCATCGAGCCGGGTGCAAAGCGCAGTAGAAGAACTGCGTCAGCTGTGGGAAAAAAGAACGCCAATGACCTTTACGGCCGGAGGCGATAGCTATGAGAACGTCTGCATCGAAAGTGTGACGTTCCCCAAAGAGGAAAGCAACAGCGAGCGTATTGAACTGAAGTTGAAGCAGGTGTCTATCAATTCGACAGAAACTGCCAATATCAGCATAAAGTATGCTCGAGGGGGAACGTCTAAAAAGAATACTGGCGCGAGCCAGAAGAGCACCTCCACAGCAAAATCTTCCGATAGCGGAAAATCTTCTTCCCGCAGCAGCATTCTTTGTTCTGGGGCAAAAGCCATTGGATTGTTTAAGTGAGGTATAGATGATGGATTTGGAATACTATGAGATCTCTGTACCAGACCGAAACGATTCCATTATGCGCGTGAACCTTGACGAAGTATATTACGGAAATGCTGGCCTTGTTGGTCGTGGCACTAGAGGACAACCCGGAACAGGACTTCCTTGGCGAGTTGTATATGTGCTTGGGGCTTGGAAACGACCATTCGGGACAATTCTTTACGCCATATCACATTTGCGAAGTCATGTCCGCTGTGACAACCCCGACAGAAGAATTCCAGCAGAAAATCGGAGATAGGGGATGGGTTGCGGTCTGTGATCCGACCTGCGGCGCTGGGGCCTTGCTGGTGGCGTTCGCAAACGAATGCAGAAAGAAAGGCATCAATTATCAGACGAATGTGCTGTTTGTGGCGCAGGACATTGACTACATCGTGGGCATGATGTGCTATCTGCAAATGAGTCTGCTTGGAATGCCGGGGTATGTCGTCATCGGTGATACGCTTGCAAGCCCGTCTGTGTCTTATGACAAAAAGGGGCTGCTTCCAGTTGACAAAGGAAACGTCTGGTATACGCCGATGCTCAGGATCCCGGTTTGGCAATATCGAATCTTTATGGCGCAGATGGAACTGGTCACTCAACCGATAAGGAAAGAGCGTGTTGCAGATGCGCCAAAATCTGAACCACAAAAATCCCCTGAAGCCCCTAAAAAACTCGAGAAACCAAAGAACACGGAAAAGCCAAAAGCCGCCAAAAAGCCGCAAAGAGCGCCGGAACAGGAACCGGTGTTCTCCGAGGGCAAGGGTGGGCAACTTAGCTTTTTCTGATACACAACCAAGCCTGCGTCCAAAGCAGAAAAGAAAACGGATGCGAAAAAGCCGGCAAAAAAGAAGAAGGAAACGCCTGCGGAAGACGATATGCAGCTTTCCTTGGATGGGTGGCTCTGATGATTTTAGGATTCAAAGGATTCAAGCCGGGGCTGATTGCTACGCTCGGCGATGGCAGCTATCAGTACCAGCCGGGCGAAGTGAGCAAGACCGAAAAGGCAAAATGCGCCAATACGGGCTTCCATTACTGTCTGGATCCGCTGGACTGCCTTAACTGGTATGCTTGGGACGGGAAAAACGAGTTCTGGGCCATCGCAGCTGGCGGTGATATCGATGAGGATGACTACCGGACGCGGAGTAGCTGTACCGAAATTGTACCGCTTCGCAGGCTGAAAGAAGACGAGTTCCTTCTTATGCACGCAAATTATGTGTTTGAGCATCCGGCAGAAAAATTCGAAGATTGCTTCAAGAGACCGTTCCACATCGCGTATGGTCAGGGCAAGGAACTGGCTGGTGCACGTGGCGAGTGGCTCTGCTTCATCGTCCGGGAAGAAAACGAATTTACTTGCATTGCTCAACAGGTCGATGGAGTGAAGGTTTTGCCCGGGAAAAATTACACGTCGGAGAGTTTGGAGGCGGCACACGATGAAAAAGGCTGAAGAATTGAAACTTTATGCGCCGGAGCCGAAGCGGCCAGAGTTGGATGCGGCGCTGTGTATGTCAGTTGCCGAGGGGCAGGGCGTGGGTCGCTACATCGAGGGAAAGGTGCTGACGGTGGCCGTCTGGGACAAAAAGGAAAAGCCGCTGGTCGTGTGGCGCTTTTTCGGGGATTACTGGACGGGGGAGCTTCGCGGGAACGAGAACCCGACTAAAGGCGAGCTTTCGCCGCGTCAAATTGAGGTCAAGCCCTGCCAGTGCTTGACATGGAGGACCGAAGTGCCGGCCACAAAAGGAGAATCGGAACTCCTGCAGAACTATTTTGATGACTGCAGACCGGGATATCTGATTGGCATTGTAGAAGATGCACTGTCGGCTCATGCCAGGAAGAAGCGCGAAGAGCGCAACGCACGACAGGCGGCTGAGACAAAGAAGCTCTTTGAGAATCTGCCGGAGCCGCCGGAAGATCTCAGTAAACAAGTTTTGAAAGTGTGCAGTGATGCGGGCTTTCTCTGGGTCACCAATGATACGCAAAGTACAAGACAGCCCTAACCGGGGAAGAACGGGAAATAGCCAGACGGGAGTATTTGGATTGGCGCGGAGTATCGGAGAGCTTCCGCTGGTGATTTCCTCTATTGGCAAGAGACAGGAGCGCGTCGCGCTCCTGTAAGTGGCAAATAAGCAGAATGGGGCTGTATTAAACGCAGGGTCAAAACGGAGCGGCGATTCCCCGTCCGCAGACGGATAGCCCCCGGCAGGGCGCAAAGGCACTTTTGATGGACGGAACGGCTGTCGAAAGTGCTTTTGCGTTACTTTCGGCGAAAGTAACAAAGCCCAAGCTGTGTGTACCCCGACCTCTGCTATCAATAGAAAGGAGCGTATTTGAAAAGAACGATTTCCGCAATGCGCGGCCCCGGCTCGTTAAAGCACAACCGCCGAGCTTTTACCGCTGAAAATGTAGACGCTGAACGTACCCGGTATAATGTTGTCTACAAGGATGAGCCAATCAAGCAAGTATACCATGAGCTGTTTGACGATGCTTTGGAGCGTTATAACTCAAAGCAGAAACGCAAAGACCGCTGCATCTCCGATTACTACGAACACCTGCGAACCGGTAAGCAAGAGAAAGTTTTCCATGAGTTAATTGTGCAAATCGGCGACAAGGATAACACAGGTGTGACAACCGAAGATGGGCAGTGGGCAGCCACGATTCTGGATGAGTATATGCAGGATTTTGAAAAGCGCAACCCCACGCTGCGAGTATTTGGCGCGTTTCTCCACATGGACGAAGCCACGCCACACCTGCACATTGACTTTATCCCGTATGTGTCGGGCTGGAAGGGCAAGGGCATGGACACCAAGGTGTCTTTGAAGCAAGCGTTAAAAGCACTTGGCTTTGCAGGCGGCACCAAAAAGGAATCTGAGCTGAACCAATGGATCAATGCCGAGAAAGAGCAGCTTGCCGCCGTGATGGAGCGGCACGGCATCGAGTGGGAGAAAAAGGACACCCACGAGGAGCATTTGTCTGTGCTTGACTTCAAGAAGAAAGAGCGCGCCAAAGAAGTTGCAGAGCTTGACGCTGTTAAGCAGGAAAAGCAAACAGAACTTGCGCAAATCCAGCAGCAGACGCAAGAAGCCAAACGAGAATGTCAAAAGCAGACTAAGGAGTTGAACGAGATCGCGCCTATCCTGCAAGGGCTGGAAAGCCTGTCGGCGCAGTATTCCCAGCGGCCAGAAGAATGGGTGCCGGAAGCGGGCACATTTGAAACAGCAAAAAGCTACCGCGACAAAAAGGCGATACCGCTTATTAACAAGCTCGTAAAAATTCTCTACTCGCTGCACCACAAGTATTGGAAAGTAAAGAACGAGTGTGCGAAGTTTATGGAGCGATACGCCGATGAACGCGAAGCCAATCAAAATCTACGACAGCGGATTGAAATGCTGCAAGAAGAAAACACACGCCTAAAGGCCGTGGAACACAACTTTGGGCGTGTGTGGAGTTACTACGGTGCGGAACAGGTGAAACGGGTCGTGGAACTTATGGCTGGGAGAGAACGGGCTGCGCAGAATGTGCAGCGACAAAAGAGAGAACATGAAAACGTGATTTAAGAGATAAAACGATAGGCCACCATGCCTTTGGGTGTGGCGGTCTTATACAATTTCAAAAGTGGTGTTGCAATCGTTCGAGTTTTAGAATATAATAGACATATCAATCATGGAGGTCGCATTATGGAGATTATGTCTGCAAGAGAAGCCGCAAACAAGTGGGGCATTTCACAACGGAGAGTAGCATTGCTATGTTCTGAGGGACGAATTGCCCAAGCACAAATGGTTGGCAATTCTTGGGCCATCCCCAAAACCGCAGCAAAACCGACTGACGGCAGAAGCCTTAGATATACAATGAACGACGGAATTAAGGTAAAGCCTTTTTTAAAGTGGGCGGGTGGAAAAGGACAGCTTCTTTCGGAAATCGAAAAGTATTATCCTTTTTCTGACAGTCACATTACTAAATATGCCGAGCCATTTGTTGGTGGTGGAGCTGTTTTATTTGATGTTCTTGGACGATACGATCTGGAAGCTGTCTATATTAGTGACATAAACGCTGATTTAATAAATGCCTATACTGTCGTTCGTGACAACATTGATAGACTTATTGAGCGTTTATCGGCAATGCAAGATGAATATTTGCCTATGGATACAGACAATCGTAAAGTGTATTATATGGCAAATCGAAAGCAATTTAATGAAACAAAAACAATCCCGACAGTTGAAAACGCCATCGATCGAGCGGCATTGCTGATCTTTCTCAATAAAACGTGTTTCAACGGCCTTTATCGTGTCAATCGCAAGGGATTTTATAATGTTCCGATGGGGGCATACAAAAATCCCATGATATGCGATGAGGAAAATCTTCGTGCCGTATCGCATAAATTACAAGGTGTTAAAATTGTCTGTGGAGACTATAAAAAATCTGCTGAATTTGTAGACAATCATACTTTTGTTTACTTCGATCCCCCGTATCGTCCGTTGACCGAAACATCCAGTTTTACTGCGTATACGGAAGATTGCTTCAATGATGAGAAGCAACGGGAACTGGCACGATTTGTTGGAAGTATGAATAGTGCAGGAGCAAAGATTGTTGTCAGCAACTCAGACCCCAAGAACACAAACCCCGATGATGATTTCTTTGATGAGATTTATTCGGAACAACGTATTCGGCGAGTTGAAGCTACTCGAATGATTAATAGCAACAGTGATGCTCGTGGAAAAATAAAAGAGTTGCTTATTAGCAATTTTTAAGGAGGAGTAAATTATGCCATACGGAGAATACGCACAATGCCCTTGTTGTGGCAAAACAGCTTACGGCGAGGATGAGATAGAACAAGAATTTGGTTACAGAAATATGGGCGATGGTCGCTATATTCCGCAATCATATTGTCGGGAATGTCGCTCTGCTCACTGTGAGGCAGGGAAGCCTTGCAAAGTCAAAATATTTTGAGGAGCGAACACTATGATAAAGAATGGCAAAGGTGGAGGAAACACCAAAACAGGACTGATATTTGAGGGCGAAACGGATTTGGCGACCTTTTTATCGAAACAGCCGAGCTATTCTGTTGATGATGGGGTTGTATATTACGAGGGCAAAAAAGTCGCAAGGATATTCAAGAAATATGGATTTTATAAATTTCTTGCAGAAAAAGGCGTTGATTGGAAGAAAATAATTTCCAAGCGACTGCTCCCAGACGACAGTATTTATGTTATCATAAACAACACGCTTTTTATAATTGAATGCAAGTATCAGCAGGTCAACGGCTCTGTGGATGAAAAACTACAAACGTGTGATTTTAAGCGGAAAGAATATCAAAAACTAATGGCACCATTAAACATTGAAGTCGAGTATATCTATCTTCTTGCTGAATGGTTTAGAAATGACAAGTACAAGGATGTTTTGGATTATATTATAAGCGTAAATTGTCATTATTATTTTGAATATATTCCTTTAGCAAAATTGGGGCTGCCCGTACCGCCAAATGATGAGGAAGTGTAATTTCATGTCAAGAGATTTCGATATATGGATGTCCAATTTCCGCGATAGTATCGCAGATTACGGATACTATATAGATTTTGATAAAGTTTACAGAAACGTCGATGGAATCAAAATCGAACTGAATATTTTGAACTCGTTGATTGGCTCTAAAAACATTGAAGCGGAATTTGAAGCCATTGTTAAAAGATACCCTGAGGTGTTGAAGTGTATCCCAACACTTTTGGCTGTTCGTGCAAACGAAATATATTGCCAAGATGAAAATGGCGGGATGCTTTATCATTTTGATTGTAATAAATATCCAGTAACCGATTATAGTCAATGCGTTTACTTTATGCGAAAGACTGGATTGTTTGACCTGATGGGAAATCACCTTGTTAACAATCTTGTGGACTATGTTACTGGCGTAGAAACCGGCCTTGATTCCAACGGGCGAAAAAATCGCGGCGGACATCTAATGGAGAATCTGGTGGAGGGTTTCATCAAAAAAGCTGGCTTTATCAGAAACGAAACTTATTTTAAGGAAATGTACATCCATCAAATTACAGAAAAGTGGGGGATAGATCTATCAGCGATTTCCAATCAAGGCAAAATGGAAAAGCGTTTTGACTTTGTTGTGAAAACTCCTGGTATGATATATGGCGTTGAGACCAACTTCTATGGCAGCGGCGGGAGTAAGCTAAACGAAACCGCCAGAAGCTATAAGACGCTTGCCTTAGAGACTGACACTATTGAGGGGTTAACTTTTGTGTGGTTTACTGACGGAAAAGGTTGGACGAGTGCCCGTCATAACCTTGAAGAAACTTTTGATGTGATGCAACATATATACAGCATTAACGATATGGAAAACGGCATTATTAACGAGGTCTTCATCTAA